TAACAACGGCGACGCGCGACGCCTGCCGATTGGCGCGTTGCTGGAATACTTCCAGCAGACCTTTGCCAGCCCTACGATGGCCACAAATGTCTACACGCCAGGCACTGGCTTCAACCTGGCTGTGCCGACGCCTGTTGCGCAGCAACAATGGATGCTTATCCAGCCGGTAAGCACGTTGGCCACCGGAACCATTACGCTGCCTCTAAACACGCAGACGCCTGACGGCACCGAGGTGCTGATCACGACTACGCAGCAGATCACAACCTTTACGCTAAGTGCCAATGGTGCATCGCAGCTTTATGGAAATCCGGCAACGCTGGCAGCGCAAGATTTCTTCCGCATGCGCTTTGTGTTGGCCACCAATAGCTGGTATCGCATCGCTTAATCAAGGAGATTAAAATGATAATTTATCCTAACGTCATCAATCAAAAAAATACCGTAGTGCTGAACGATGGCGAGTCAATTGCTGTTAGCGTTTTTGGGAATGAACCTGTAACTTTTACGACAACCAACAATGTTGGCGAAGAATCACAGCTCGGTATTCTGGAAAATAATTCAGCGCTGTATGGTCCTGCTTTAGAAAACAACACGATCATCACGATTTACAGCCGGCAGGCACAAATTCAATACAATTATGGTATTGATCCTGTTAATACATGGGGACTTGATACCGTCGATGAAATGTCCGGCGCTGGTGCAGTTAGCACACTGACGGATACTACGGCATGGACCAGCGAAGGAACTGATGATGCGCTTACGCTGGCAGACGGTGCGAACGGTCAAACGAAGACAATTATTTATGTGGCAGAAGCTGACCCAGGTGATAGTGGGATTTTAACGCCTGCAAGTTTTGGCAACGGAACTGATATTACGTTTTCCGACGTTGGAGATTCTGTTTCGTTGAAATATATCTCTGGCGCTTGGTGGGTTGTTTCTTTGAATGGCGCTACTGTTGGATAAACCAAGTATAGAATCGATTCATCATGGCCAATAAGAAAGACCCAAGGCTGGAGCGCGTAGGAGTGCAGGGCTACAACAAGCCCAAGCGCACGCCATCGCATCCGACCAAGAGCCACGTTGTCGTGGCCAAGTCTGGCGACCAGATCAAGACGATCAGGTTTGGACAGCAGGGCATTTCTGGGTCTCCAAAGCGCGAAGGAGAGAGCAAGGAATACAAGGCAAGGCGTGAGTCTTTCAAGGCCAGACACGCTGAAAACATTGCCAAGGGCAAGATGAGCGCTGCCTACTGGGCAAACAAGGTGAAGTGGTAAGTCCGTGCAAATACCAATCTTAAACGGCATCTACACCGACAACGGCCCGGACCTGCGCACAAGCTATCCGGTCAACATGGTTCCGGTGCCAAAGAACAGTGGCATCAGCTCAGGCTTTCTGCGTCCTGGCGATGGCATTGTGGCCAATGGCAGCGGCCCAGGAGTAGATCGTGGCGGCATCAACTGGAACGGCATCTGCTACCGTGTAATGGGTACCAAGCTGGTTACTGTAGCAAGCAATGGCGATGTGACAGTGCTGGGCGATGTTGGCGGTCCTGTCGGCACGCTGGTAACGCTGGACTACAGTTTCGACTTGCTGGCCATTGCGTCCGGTGGCCGTTTGTATTACTGGAACCCAATCACAAACACGCTGACACAAAACACAGATCCAGACCTTGGTGTGGTGCTTGATGTCGTGTGGGTTGATGGCTACTTCATGACCACAGACGGCGAATTCCTAATAGTCACAGAGCTATCAGATCCGCTGCAAGTAAACCCGCTGAAATACGGCAGCTCTGAGGTTGATCCAGATCCGGTAGTTGCTTTGGTAAAGCTGCGCAATGAGGTCTATGCACTAAACCGCAACACCATCGAGGTATTCAATAACGTAGGCGCTGAGTTCTTCCCGTTCCAGCGAGTAAACGGAGCGCAGATTCAAAAGGGCGTCATCGGCACCTTTGGCTGTTGCGTCTTCATGGAGCAGATTGCATTCCTTGGCAGCGGCCGCAACGAGCAGCCAAGCATTTACCTTGGCTCGAATGCAACAGCAACCAAGATCAGCACGCAAGAAATCGACAATCTGCTGATGAATTACACTGAGGCGCAACTGGCCACGGCAAAGCTGGAGGCGCGCAACGACAAGTCGCACCAACACCTCTACGTCCACCTGCCTGACCGCACGCTGGTCTACGATGGAGCAGCATCGCAGGCACTTGGCGAGATAGTCTGGTTTACGCTGACCACCACTACAGCCGGATTCGCGCAGTATCGCGCACGCAATCTGGTCTGGGCCTACGACAAGTGGCTGGTTGGGGATCCGCAATCAAGCAACATAGGATACTTGGTAAATACCATCGGCACGCACTGGGGACAGACAGTGCGTTGGGAGTTCGGCACCATCATTGCCTACAACGAGGGCAACGGCGCACTGTTTTACGAACTGGAACTGGTGTCGCTGACTGGTCGTGTTGCACTTGGCGTCAATCCACAGATCAGTACAAGTTATTCTACTGATGGCATGTCCTGGAGCCAGGATAAATTTATCCGAGCTGGAACTATCGGAAACACCAATAAGCGTTTAGCCTGGTTCCAGCAGGGCAACATGCGCAACTGGCGCATACAGCGATTTCGTGGCGACAGCGACTCCCACATTTCATTTATACGCCTTGAGGCGCAGCTTGAAAAGCTGGCTTACTAATGCCTACCACCACAAATACAGGCATCCGACTTGGACTGACGCGAGACCAGCTTTCGTCATTTCTACAAGATCACGAGCAGATCAAGCAGTTTGAGAATCTGTTCGCGGTGGTCGATGAGATCGCTCCAGCCAGTGACACGCAGGGCATAAGCATCCAAGCAAGCAACGCTGACGCAGCGGCCAATGAGGCACTTGCGCAGATTGTCAGGCTGGCACAAGACGCGGCTACCAACAGCGGCGCAGCCGACCAGAAGGCTGTGCAGGCGCTGGACACGCTCGGACGCATTGCCAATGTGCTGCAGATGCTGTCCACTTCCCCAGTGATCCAGAACAACAACTCGGTGGCGACCGATTATATTGATTTAAACACCGCCACCCCAGGGCCAGCCGTCAAGGTTGGGCGCATGTATTGGGACGGCGGCACGACAATGGGCGTGCAAGCAACGACCAACGTGCTTATCCGTGTGGGTGAATCGGAGTATGTTTACGCAAAGGCATCGTCTGCCATCACCAAGGGGCAGCTCTGCTACCACACCGGCGCGGTGGGGGCGTCGGGTGTAATCACCGCCGCGCCCTCGCCGCTTGCGCTATCTGACCCCAATCAAATTGTTGGCGTGGCTGCTGAGACAATTGCGCTGAACGGTTTTGGTCTGATTCAAATCAGCGGGGACCTGCGAGGATTTAATACTACCGGCAGCAGCGTCGGTGAGACTTGGGCAGATGGAGACCCGCTATACTACAACCCTGCCTATGTCGGCAGTTTTACCAAAAACAAACCGTTAGCGCCAAACCAAAAGACTTACATTGGCGAGGTCACTAACGCCGGGGCTGGAAGTTCTGGCTCCATTCACATTAGGATCGTGCCTGGCTCTGTACTGGGCGGCACTGACAGCAATGTGCAGTTTGGTACGCTTGCCAACAATGACGTAATTCAGTATGACTTAGCTCTTGGATACTGGAAAAATACGCCAGGAGTAACTAGGGCGAAAGGACGTTTTGTTTATGTCTGATGTATGGGGAACACTTGCGCAATCAGCTCCTGCAGCGACAACTCTTACAGATGCATATACAACACCGTCGCTTAAGAGATCGACGATTGAGGTTGTAATTTGCAATAGAGATGCTGTAGCAACCACTGTTAGACTGTCATACGCAATAGCTGGTGCAGCAGATGCTGTTGCGCAATATATGCTTTACGACTATGCGCTTGGCGCAAATGCTTCTGTTTCAACAACAAGATTCACCACAAAAGCGTCAGATGTTGTCAGGGTTTATTCTACCTCTGGAAATGTCACATTCACAGTGAATGGGATCGAAGAAAGTGTCTGATATGATTGGTGCAATTGGTGAACTTCGATTCACAATCGAAATCACCAGAAAGGAAACCGGCAAGACGGAAACATTCGAGCTGGTTGGGTTTTTAGACGAGACAAAACTAAAGGAGTTTCAAGATGGCAGTGACACACAGCACAGCAGCCCGTAATGCTGCAACGGACGCTGTTACGGCATTGATCGGAGCTAGCGGAAACTTGGTATTCAGACTCAGCGGAACAGTTTCTGCACCAGGGACTGCAGTGGCGACTTTGCCATTGTCTGCAACTGCATTTGGTGCATCATCAAGTGGTACGGCTACAGCTAACGCAATCACCAGCGATACCAATGCGACGGGCAATGCCTCTCCAGTAGCAACGGCTACTCTTCAAACCTCTGCTGGTACTGTTGTAATTCAATGCTCTGTAGCCGCAAGTGGTAGCGATATCAACATGACCAACGGTTTGACGGTAGCGGCTGGTGACACGGTTTCCTGTTCCAGTTTGACATATACCGCTTTGAGCGCATAATGGATCGTCAAGCTGAAATCTACGTTTTGCTGGAGCAGTTGGACTTGAAGCTGATTCGTCCTTTGGCTGAAGGCGACACTGTTCGTATAGCCGCTATCAATGCCGAAAAAGAAACATTGCGTACAGAGTTGCACACGCTGCAACAGAATTAAGAGGGCTGCAAGATGCTGCTTCTAACGTCAACTAGTGACATCATCCGCGTCGTTACCGGGGCGTCGGTGTCTACTATTACCGTTCACACATCCTATGTGGACAACGCCAGCGGCACGATCACACCGCTACGCACCAACACAAATATATCTACGGCGACTACCACAACTATTGTGGCCTCGCCAGCAGCGTCTACGCAGCGTAACGTCAAGCTGATTAGCATTACCAACAACAACGCTACGACCTCATGTCAAGTCACGGTGCAGCATTTTGACGGCACCAACTCCGTTGACCTGATGGGGGTTACGCTTAAGGCTGGCGAAAATCTAATCTGTGATGACGTTGGAAACTGGACGCATCACGACGCACAAGGCGCGGGGTTTACTGCAACCTCTACACCACCCGTCATTTTCAACAACAGCACCTCGACGGTATCTGCTGGTTACGCCACGGACACCTTGTTGGCGGGTTCGTCAATCCTGTTGCCTTCCGGCGTAACCATTGCCGGTATCCAGTATATCGTTGAACTCGATATGGTAAAGACGGCAGCGGGTACTGCAACGCCGATATTCAACATACGTTTTGGTACTGCTGGCACAACTGCGGATGCATCCATTTGCACGATGACGTTTGCTGCCGGTACTGCTGCGGTGGATACGGGTAAGGTCACTATTGTGGGCACGTTGCGCTCTGCTGGGTCTGGAACAACGGCTGTCATGGTGGGATCGGCCATGATTAACCACGCGCTCGCAGCCACTGGTTTGACCAGTACTGGCGCATCGGGCACGGGTCAAATAACAACAGTCGGGGGTGGTTTTAACTCCACTGTTGCAAACTCGTATCTGTCTGTTAGCTTTAACGGTGGCACAGCGTTCTCCGGTACGAACAACTACGTTCAAGCCCGTTTGTTTAACTATCGAGGTTAAGCATGGCTGCTGAAGGCTGGTTCGATCCCGAACTAGTCGTTGTAGACTGGTTTCCTGTTGACCTGAAAGCGTGGTTTGATTCCACCTTAGTCAAGCAAACAGCGACAACTACACATGCAACAACTGGAGCGCTGACTGGGCAGGGTGCTACAGTAACTGGGTCTGCTAGTCGTTTTAGATCTTTTAGTTCGTCCGGTACGTTAGTTGGTCAAGGTGCTTCTGTCACTGGATCAGCTAAACGTTTTAGATCGTTCAGTTCTTCTGGCACACTAACTGGCAGCGGATCGGCAGTTTCCGGTGCTGCCAAGCACAACGTACCACATGCAACATCTGGGACACTGACTGGTCAGGGTTCTGTAGTCGCTGGGTCAGCTAATCGTTTCCGGGCGTTTAGTTCATCTGGATCGTTAGTTGGTGGCGGTGCTACGGTTGCTGGGTCTGCCAATCGTTTTAGAGCATTTGATTCATCAGGAGCACTGACTGGTAGCGGTGCAACAGTTACTGGGAATGCTCAACACAATGTACCACATGCAACATCTGGCGCTTTAGTTGGGCAAGGCTCAAGCATTTCTGGAAGTGCAAATAGATTCCATGTATTTACTTCCAGTGGCGATTTAGTTGGACAAGGTTCATTAGTTTCTGGTTCAGCATCAAGAACAAGACTGCATGACACGGCAGGATCTCTTGTTGGAGATGGTTCTTTGTTGTCAGGATTTGCACAAAGAAACTCATTTCATGATACATCAGGTGCTTTAATAGGACCAGGCGCGATTGTTGTTGGTGTTGCCACTGGTCCATATGTTCCACCAGTCATTGGTGGTGAAAACAGATTCATCAAAGCGTTTGTTACAAACTTTGCATCATAGGAGAGACCAATGACCGTATTAGTAAAAACCCTGATCCCATCAAAGCAGGCAGAAAATACGCAAACTACGCAATACACGGCCACCAACTGCAATGCCATAATTGATAAATTCACGGCCACTAATACCAGCGCAGGCAACGTGACGATCTCGGTAAACTTGGTGACAAGTGGGGGATCTGCCCAAACAAGCAATCTTGTCGTAGACTTGCGTGCTATTGCGCCTTACGAGACTTACACTTTCCCTGAGCTGGTCGGACAAGTGCTTCAATCAGGATCGTTTATTTCAACCATTGCCAGTGCTGCTACGTCGCTGACCATCCGAGCCAGCGGCCGCGAGATCACATAAGGAGAACAATATGGACTACGCAAAAATGCCCAAAGTAATGGTTGCTGGCTTTGGCGGCCTGCCTGTCGAGGAGCCGTTCATCACCACGGCCGAGAACAAGAAGAACACGCAGATGGTCATTGATGACTGGATGCTTGGCCCTGAAAATCCAAGCAACGAGCGAGGCGCGAACAAGCCATACTGGATGGCGCTGGCCAAGGCCATGCAAGTGGACGAAGCCGAGGCCCGTAGGCGGCGCTGCTCAAACTGTGAATATTACGACAATTCTGTCATTACACAGGTAAAAATGGACCGCATACCTTGGAACGATTGGGATGTGAACGCAGGATTCCGTGGCTACTGCAACAAATTCGACTTTATTTGCCACGATCTGCGCGCCTGTCAAGCCTGGGAGGAACGTGAGTTCGAGGAGGATTGACGAAATGCAAAATTGTGGGAAAATGCAGGTGCTGAGCCTATTGAGCCGCCAGCAGCTCATCCGACCACTGGGGGGTTGCGCGCATGGGTAGTGCCGATTGGCTGAAGGAAAACCTGGAAAAGGTTTTCGCGCTTCCTGCGCCAGCCGTCGAGTGGCTGCTTATGCTTTGGGGCGCAATTCAGGTATTTGACGATGTTGCAGATGGAGATCCTGTCGAGCGTGAAGAATTAAACGCTGCGATCTGGAACACTCTGGTAGGCATGAATCAGAACGCCTTTTGGCTCGCCAATTCACAAACTCTTGCCCCTGTGATTGCTTCCATGATCCTCAAATGGCAGGCATCCGACCAGGCTGAGCGTGCCGGCAAAGCAGACGCGCGCTCATTTGGCTGGCGTGCAGGCTATTATGATGTGGTTTTAATGGCCGTTGCTTTGTGCCACGGCACGCATCGAGCCACACAATATGCTCGGCAGGTCATGGAGCTGTACGGAGAGACACTGGAAGACTATATAAAGGAATTTAGCCATGCCTGACTTGATAACTGGTTTAATTGCTGGAGGCGCACAAATCATAGGCGGCATGATGCAGTCCGATGCTGCAGAGTCTGCAGCACAAACGCAGGCCGGCGCTTCAGGGGCCGGAATTGCTGAGCAGCGTAGACAGTTTGAAGCTGTACAAGCATTATTGAAGCCATACGTTACGGCCGGAACTGGAGCTATTGAAGGACTGAAACCATATGCTGCCGCTGGCGCTCCTGCGCTGGAACAGCAGCAGGCTTTGCTCGGTCTGCGTGGCCCAGAGGCGCAGCGTGCAGCCATTTCAGGAATCGAAGGCGGTGCAGGTTTCCAGGCTCAAGTTCGTCAAGGAGAGCAAGCGCTTTTGCAGCGCGCATCGGCAACTGGTGGCCTGCGTGGAGGAAACATTCAAGCCGCACTGGCGCAGTTTCGGCCGCAAATGCTGCAGCAAGAAATTGAGAGGCAGTACGGACGCCTTGGTGGACTAACGGCACTCGGACAAACTACCGAGCAAAACATCGCACAGCTTGGCCAGGCGTCTGCTGCAGGAACCGCTACTGCTGGCCTTAAGACTGGTGCTGATATTGCTGGCCTACTTGGACAGCAGGGCGCTGCAATAGCTGGAGGAGAGTTAGCGCAGGGTCGTGCATTTTCCAATTTGCTTAACATGCCTGCTCAATTCTTGGGAATGCAATATGGTATGAAAGCAGGAACGCCAGGATTTGGTGGTATTTTTAGCACACCGACTGTAACGCCATCATCTGGTGGCTATGAATATAGCCACATATTTAGTTAATAGGTTTGAACATGGTCCAGCCAATCAATTATCAACTTAATGTTCAAAGTCCATTTGAGGCCGCACTGTCTGGCTTCAAAATCGGCGCTACTATTGCAGATGTAACTGCGGAACGTCAGAAGCAGGAATTAGAACGTCAAAAGCAGGAATTAGAATTAACACGTAGCAAGGAATTGCAGACGCAGATTAAAGCGTTGTCACAGAATCAAAATCCAACAGTACGCGACTTCACCAACATTGCTATGCTGCTTCCAAAAGCAGAAGCAGACAGCATGCGCGCTAACTGGGAAGCGCTTTCAAAGAATCAAAAAGAAAACGAGCTGCGTTTTAGTGGCCAGGTCATGTCTGCATTTAGCTCAGAGCAGCCGCAGGTAGGCATTGATCTATTGTTAAATCGCGCAGAAGCAGAACGCAATGCAGGCCGCGAGGATAAAGCAAAAGGTTACGAAACATGGGCGAACCTGGCTAAAATAAGCCCACAAAATGCGCAAAAAACAATCGGCATCATGCTTGCCAGCGTTCCAGATGGAGATAAAGTTCTCACATCGTCCATCCAAGCGCAAAAAGCACCGTCTGACATTAGCATTGCAGCTGCCACAGCAGCAGCCACTCCAGAACGCTTAAGATTGGAAAGTCAGCAAACTGCAGCAAACATTAGAAATATAGATAGTCAGATAGTAGACCGTGCTAGTCGTTTAGCATTAGACAGGGATAAATTACAATCTGATGTCCAATTAAAATTATTGGAATTGGGTGAAAAATCTCAAAAACTTGATGATAGTGCAATCAAAATTGTTAATGAGGCGACTGTTAGTTCAGTAGCTTCTGAGCAATCAGCGGCTCGAATGTTAGACCTTGCAAGCAGAATAGAAAAAGAAGCGCCTACATCAGGTTTGGCGGCAAAAGGTTTCGAGTTTTATAAGAAGGTAACTGGCGATCAAAACGCAATTACAAATTTGCGCAATGAATATACACGCATCAAAACAAAAGGCGTGTTAAATAATTTACCGCCAGGACCGGCCTCTGACAAAGACATTATGTTTGCTGCAAAAGGTTTCCCAGAGGAAACCGACAGCCCAGAATCAATTGCATCATTTTTGCGAGGAATGGCAAAAATAGCACAATACGATGCTGTGCAAGACAGCGCAAAAGCCGAATGGGCAAATTCTGTAGGTTCTCTTGGCCGTGCCAAAAGAGACATTGAAATTGGCGGAATTCAGGTACCGAAGGGTTCTACTTATGTAGACTTTGCGCGTCAGTTTATGGGTAAACGCGCTCAAGAACTAGCAGCAGTCCAAGCAGGCCGCGAGGTTGCTGCACGTGGATACATGCGATGGGCCAATCCTCAGACTGGTGCTGTGCCTGGTGGAGTACCTGCAGCTCCAGTGACTCCTGCGGCACCAGTTGGTGAAGTTGCTGCGCCATCTCCATTCACAGGCGCACCATAACATGGCTGAGCAACAAGTACCAAACAGCTACAAAGACCCATACTGGTCTAATCTCTCATCGAGTGTTGAGAAAAAACTCAATCTCCCTGAAGGGATTTTGGTATCTGTAGTTACTCGCGGAGAAATGTCCAATAATAATCAGGTTTCTTCTGCTGGAGCGAGAACACCATTTCAGATTATTCCAGAAACGCGAAAGTTGGTGCTGAATAAGTACGGCATTGACGCCTACCTTAATCCTCAAACTGCCGCAGAGGCAGCAGGATTGCTGCTCAAAGAATCACTTGAGCGAAACAAGGGCAACATTGCAATGGCCGTTGGTGAATACAACGGCGGCACAGATCCAAAAAGATGGGATTCTACAGTCAAGCCTTATATACAGCGCGTCACTCAGGGAATGCGCGAGCTTACAGCACAAGCGCCTGCTGCACAGCCTTCTGCGACACAAGTACCTGCTGCACAGGCATCAGCTCCAACCATAGCAGAAGGAGGCACTCAAAGCACTTTCCAGCGCGTTTTTGCTACAAGTCCTTTATCTGATGTTTCGCAAGACAAGATTGCAAAAGTATTTAAGGCATACGAAAGCAATCAAATGACGCCTGCAGAGGCGTCTGAGTTCGAGGCTGACGTAAAAGCTGGCAAAATCATGCTGCCGCGCGGAGCTGCTCTGCGTGGCCAGCAGCCACAAGGCGCACAAGCAACAATTTCTGAGCTGCCTGCACCTGTTCTTGAGGCTTATAAAACCGGCCGCATGACGCGCGACGAGATGATGGAGCTGGAGCGCGACGTAGCAAATGGCATGGTGCGCGTACCGGCTGGCTTTCAGCTTCAAAAAACCGAACCTATGGGAATACTGGGCAGTATCCGTGAGGCTATCACCGGCACTGAGCGAGCTACGCCAACTACCAGGGAGCTGCCTGACTGGGCAGGAATGCCTGAGCTAAACACCTTCAGCATGGCCAGCTTCAAGTCGGCGCTTGGCACGATGATGTCAAGCCCACAGGAGACTGTGCAGGTCATCAAGTCCAATTTCCCTGGCGTGAAAGTCAGTCAGGATGAAAAGGGCAATTATGTTATGCAGTCATCCATTGATGGCCAGTTCTATGCCATCAAACCTGGCCCTCAGGTTAGCGACATTCCGCGCGTTGCTGGCGCGATTGCAGCCTTCACGCCTGCCGGCCGTGCCGCAACCATTCCTGGTGCCATTGCTGGCGGTGCAGCCACACAGGCCGGAATCGAGGCTACTCAGGCCGCCACTGGTGGCCGATTCGACACTGGTGAGGTGGCACTGGCTGGAGCACTTGGCGGTGCTGGACAGGCCGTTAGCCGCATTCCGCAGGTTGTGCGAGCTGTGCGTGGTGGCGAGGTGCCTCCGGCAGCTCCTGCGCCTGCCCCTGCGGCTCCTGTGGCTCCTCCCGCGGCTCCCGCGGCTCCTGTTACCGCAGCTCCTGCCGGCGCTCCAATAGGCACGGCAATGGCTCCTGCAGCCCCTGCAGCACCCGCTGCAGCCGCAGCCGTACCAATGACCACCACCGAGCTGGCGCAGACCGCCAGGACGGCCACAGGCGGCGGCATGGGCGCTGGTAGAGCCACCGAGGTGCTGGCCACCCAGGCTGCGCCAGATCCAAAGGTGCTGGAAGCCGCGCGTCGGCTAAATATTGAGGGATACCTGCAGCCCGATCACCTGACATCAAATCAGGCATACCGCGAGCTGGCGCAGGCTGTGAAGTCGATACCTGGCAGCCAGGCGCGTGCAGCAGAGCTGACCGGACTGGAGGCCGTGGGCAAGCAGGCAGATGACCTGATAACCCAGATCGGTGGCATGACTGACCTTAGCCGCATGAATCAGGCCGTTCGCACCAATCTGTCGCAGACTGTAGCCAATCTTGAAAAAAAGGCAGACGAGGCATTTGCTCAATTGCGCACAAACATCCCAGCCCAGACGCGCGGCCCAGCCGACAACGTGCTGGCATTCATTGAGCAGCGTGCTCGTGATCTGGATGGCGCAGAGAACCTTTCCACAATGGAGAAGTTCATCCGCAACAGGCTGACCCCCAAGCCTATCAAGGATGAGGCAGGCAATGTCATTGGCACCAGACCACCTACCTATGCGCTGATCGATGATGTTCGCAAGGAAATAGGCTCTGCAGCACGTGAAAAGGGCAAGTTCAAGGATGCAGACACTGGTGCAGCAAAGAACCTCTACCGTCTGATTAATGATGACCAGTTCAGGCTGGCTGAGACGGTCGGGCGTGGTGAGCAATACCGTCTGGCCAACAGCCTGGTCAAGATGCGCAAGGGCATCGAGGACGACATGGTCTCGCTGTTTGGTAAACAACTGGACCAGAGCCTTGTCACCAAGCTGTCCACAGCCACCACGGCGCTGTCCAAAGGCGATTCAGAAAAGCTGGTAAAGATGCTGCAGGCCATTCCGCAGGACATGCGCCAGATGGTGGCAGCATCAGCTCTTAACACGGCATTTGGCAAGGCCACCCAGAATGGCGCGTTGAACTTCAACACTTATGCCAACTGGTACGAGGGTCTGCTGCAGAACAAGCAGGCTTATGCCGCGATAATGAATAACCTGCCGCAGCCTGCCAGGAAGTCGCTGTCGGATCTGTATCGTGTCTCG